TATGGCGCAAGTCTTCTTGGATTGCACTATAGACGTTCCAGCATAAGACAGTCCAATCAACTCTTTTCAAAGGAAAAATCATGGCTCTTATCAATAAAGTCTTACCCGGTTACGTTGCAACACTATGGTGTCAAGAAGGTTCAAATCCGACAGCATTAACTGATGATGAGTTAGGCACTTGGGCAGACGTAGAAGCAATCATTGGCACAAGTGCTGGTGGTACTGGTACAACAGGTATTCAAGTTCCTGTAGAAACTATTCCTGCATTCGGCGCTGATGATGCATCTGCTGCTTACTCTGTTGCTGGCGCAAGAACAGGTGCTAAGATCACAACTCAAAACCAAGTAACTTCTATTACAGTTACTTCGGCATGGAATCCTGCAGACCCTGCACAGTTACTTATTCGTGATGACGGTTACAACGGTACAATTATCCGTACTTATGTAATTGCTGTTTACGACGGTACTGATACAGTTGCTTATGCATTTAATGGTCGTGTTGGTGGTTTACAGTGGGAAATGGCAACAAATGCTGAAGGTAAATTTACTTTCACAATCCATCCAACAGGTGGCAATGCGTATGGCTGGTCAAATAATTAAATAAAACACAATAAAATAAAATAAAATATGACAGACATAAAAGACAGTGAAGACCTATTAGCATTTATTATATCGCAATCCAAATCAGGTCAAAAAGCCTGGTTTGGATTTACTCAGCAAAAGATCATAGGCATCTATATGTGCTATGAAATAGCAAGACTTCACGCAGATCGTATGTCGCCTGATGCTGTTGCCGAATATGTTTTTCAGCTTAATAATGCCGTCTTTGAAAAGATCATTAAAAAAGGCTAAACCATGGCAGTTGAATCACTTACTTTTAAAGCAGAAGGATTTAAAGAGTTAGAAGCCCTTCTTGTTGAAATGGGTGAAGATCTTTGTTATGGCAAAACTGCATCTAGAGTTCTTATACCTGCCGTAAAAGCTGCAATGCAGCCTGTTTTAGACACTGCTAGACAAATGGCTCCTTATGATGAGACAAACAATACTAGTAAACACTTACGAGACACATTACGGCTTAACGTGCGCGTGCCTACACCACGAGACCAAAAGTCTATATACATCGAAAAAGATGACATTGTGATGGGGTTGGTTAGTGTAAGAACAGACAAGCGTGGTATTTCACAAGAATTTGGTAATGCTGCCGTAGCAGCTCAACCGTATTTACGACCTGCTTTACAGTCCCAAGCAGCTAAAGTCATATCAATATTAGGGACTTTTTTAACATACAAACTAAATCAATATAAATCAAAAAAGGTATAAAACATGAGCAAACTAGCCGGTGCATTTTCTGTTAATGCAGACAAACTGCGTACTCGGTCATTTGAATACAATGATCAAAAATTTCAAGTTCGAATTCCTTTGGCTAAAGAAGCTGAAGAAATGTTTGAGCGTGTTGAAAACCCATCTCAAGAACTAATTGACAAAAAGTTTCATGAATTGTCTAAAAGTCTTTATGATAAAAAAGATGAAATTATTAAATCAAAAGCTGACATTAAGTTTGTAGGCAACGATGTAGTTGTAGGCGACAAGTCACTTAGAGAAATGGCAAAAGCTCAAGCCACTGGTGAAATTAGAATCCTTGAATCTATTAAATTGCTCGTACCAACTAATGGTGAAAACTTAAGTGACATTACGTATAGTGACATAGAAATGGAATTCCCACTTCCTGTACAATTATCACTAGTTAAGAAGATTGCAGAAGTTGTTAGCCCAGCTTATGAAGATGTAAGAAAAAACTAATTGGCTCTGTCCGTCAGCAGACCAAGGCTTACATGCTGGCGCACGGAGCCGATCCTGACAAAATTGATGAGAACACCTTTAGAGAAATCTGTGTAATGTATGCAGACGGCCAGATAGGCAACAAGACTGTAGTAGAAACTATGGGAAATCTGACTGCAGCAGTATATAATTATATGAGAGACCCTAATAAACCGGCTTATGATCTGAAGCAGATAGTCGGAAATCGGTTCTATGATTATCTTTACCCACCACAAGATAGTACAGAAGCTGTAAATACTGCTTTATTGACCTACGTCAGTCGAGCAAAAGGATTTAACAAAGATAGATTTAAAGGTGGTTAAATGTCAATTCTTGCTCGATTAGGTGTCAATTTATCTCTAAACTCAGCAGAGTTTAAAGCAGGCCTAGATGACGCTACTAAAAATCTAAAACAATTCGAAGCAAATCAGAAAAGAGCTGCAAAGAATGCTGCTGCTGCTAATGCAGAGATGTTGGCAACTGCAGGTCGAGTTGCAGGTGGTATTGTTGCTATAGCCGCTGCCATCGGTGCAGTCATGAAAAAAGCTGATGAGATTTCTGATTTAGCAGATGCATTTGATGCTAGTATAGGGTCAGTTATTGGTTTGTCAAAAGCAATGGATCAAGCCGGTGGTAAAGGCGAAAACTTAACTGCTGTACTTACAAAATTATCTGTTAATGCACAGAATGCAAAAGAAGGTAATGACCAACTACGTGATTCTTTTAGAAGTATTGGTGTTACTGCAGGTGAAGTTGAAAATCTTAAACCAGATGAACTCTTTGAACGTGTTGGACGCCAATTAGCCAAGATAGAAGACCCCACAACTCGTAGTGCTAAGGCAATGGAGTTGCTAGGTAAATCAGCTAAAGGCATTGACTGGAACAAGTTTGTTGAAGAGTATAGAAAAGTAGCAGACCCGGATCTTGCACAAGCAGTTAAAGATGCTGGACAGGCATGGGATGATGTACAAAAAGGCTTAAGCAAAACATTCTATTTTGCAGTTAAACTTATTCAGCCGCTAATCGCGCTTGTTAAGTATTTTGCAACGATTAAAGATCAGTATGATGAGTTTAAGCAGCAAGGTGGTTCTATTAACTTTGACCCTAACAACCCAATGGCTGAAGGAATTGACTTTGCAGGCACAGGCGCGCCTAAAAAAGAAAAACCAACAGATGCAGGACCTAAATTTAAGTCTGACAAGTATAAACTTGATTCGCCAAAAGATGCTTCAGCTGCTGCTGAACGTGCTCGCATACAAGAAAACTATGAAGCTAAGCTTAGAGAACTTGATCTTATTAATGTTCAAATTCAGCGTGAAGGCGAGCTAATTGGATTAAATCAGCAAGACCAAGAAATGAAGAAGCTTGCTTGGAAATATGAAGATGATGCATCCAAGAACTGGATGGACTTTCAAAAGCAGATTAACGAAGAAAAAGCAAAAGGTGCTATTGCTGATCAGTTAAAAATCAGTATGCTTGAAAAAGAGCAAGTTCAATACCAGTTATTAAACGAAGCTGCTTTGGAAAGCGCACGTATATCTGAAGAAGCTAACTTACAGAAGATTCGTGACAGACAGTTACTAACCGACACAGAAAAAGCAGGGTTTAATGACTTTGTAAGTAACCTTGCTGAGATGGGTAAGCAAAACAAAGCCGCATTTATTGCATGGAAAGCAATGGCTATTGCACAAACCATTATTTCTACACAAGAAGGTGCTCAAAATGCATTTACGTCGCTATCTAAGATTCCTTATGTTGGACCATTCTTAGGTATTGCAGCAGCCGCTGCTGCTATTGGTGCTGGTTTAATGAGAATTAATACTATTAGACAGACACAGTACACAGGAAAAGCTATTGGTGGTGGCGTTATGGGTGGTAATCCGTACATGGTTGGTGAAAATGGACCTGAAATTGTTGTACCACATGGATCAGGCGGTACAGTAGTACCTAACAATAGACTTTCTAGTATGTTAGGCAATGGTGGTGGGCCTGTGTATAACGGGCCTTACATTGCCAATATGTCTGCTATTGACACACAGTCTGCTATGGATTTCTTAGCTAAAAACAAGCAAGGCGTCTGGGCAGCTAATCAGTCCGCACAGCGCGGCATGCCATCATCAAGGTAATATATGTCACTATCTCAAATCTTAGCCGTTAGTGAAACAGTCAGTATCAAAGACCAGAAGATTGTTGGTCAAGTAACTAGCCGAAATTTACACATCTCAGCGTCTGAATACATCTCTACTCAAGCATTTCAGTTTGAATTAAAACCAATGAACTACTTAGTCTATTCACAGAATAGAACTTTACTTAGTCAGTTAAGAGTAGCTGATAAAGTACAAGAGCAATATCTAAACTTCGGTACTACAGGCTGGGAAAACTATATTAATTACCAAGGTGACATGACTAGTGGTCAGATTGCTAGTACTCAGTGGCAAGTAGCATCAGCAGGTAAAAATTTAGTCCTTGGTTCATTACCTACAATTACAGCAACTAAGTATATTGTCAAGACAGGTGATTTTTGCCAAGTCGGTCG